CGGTTCCGCGGCATCGAACCGTTGCCGCGGCCCGCGCTGCTCGACCAGCCCGACCCCGAACAGGGCCGGGCGTGGTTCGTCCAGGTGCATATAGAGGACTATCTGTGGAACGGGAACGCGGTGCACTACATCACCGCGTTTGACGCCGCCGGCTGGCCGGCTGCCGTGTCCTGGCTGCCCGCATCATGGGTGACGGTGGCGATTCCGCTACGCCGTTACGACCTCCCGACGTACATGATCGACGGGGTCGAGCTGGACCGCGACCGGGTCGTGCACGTCAAGCGCGGCGCCGACCGGTGGTGCCCGGCCCGCGGCGTGGGCGTGGTCGAGCAGCATCTCGGGACCCTCGACCGGATCGCGCTCGAGGAAGAATATGAGCGCGACGCGCTGCGCAACGGCGCCGTTCCGTCGGCCGCCGTGATCACCCCCAACCCGCGGTTGGGTGAGGACGAATCGAAACAGGCAAAAGTCGACTGGCTGGCCAAATTCGCCGGCCCGGGTCGGGAACCGGCCATCCTGCCGGCCGGGACGCAGGTCATCCCGCTGGCGTGGTCACCCAAAGACGCCGAGATGACCGCCGCCCGCCAGATGTCACTGCTCGATGTAGCGAACATCTTCAATCTTGACGGGTACTGGTTGGGCACCCAGGGCGGGTCGATGACCTACCGGTCACCGGGCGCCATGTATACCAATCTGCTGCGGGTATCGCTCGAGGGTGTGCTGGCCGACTTCGAGGACATGTGGTCCGCAGCCTGGTTGCCGCGTGGGCAGCGGATCCGGTTCGACCGCGGGCAGATGACCCGCGACGACCTGATGTCCACGATCCAGGCGCTGGTGACGGCGACCAGCGCCGACCCGCCTTTGCTCACCATCGAAGAGGCGCGGGCATATCTGGCGTTGCCGATCACGCCGGGCATCGTGAACACGTCCCCACTGGACACCCCGGCCGACCCCGGCGACGACCAACCGGCGCCGACCGACGAGGAGGAATAGAAACATGACGATCCGCACACTGGACCGGTTCGCCGGCATGCGCGGCGCGACGGAACGGGTCATCTTCCGCGCCGCCGTCGCGCTCACCGACGTCGACACGACCACCGGATACACGATGCTCGAGGGGCGGGCCGCCCCGTACGGGGTATGGACCAACCGGGCGTGGTATCTCGAGCAGTTCGCCGCCGGCCTGTTCGACAAGTCGATCAAAGAGGCGGCCGCGGCGCTGCCGCTGCTGCTGTGGCACGACGGCATGTTCTGGCCGATCGGGTCATCGACGAATTGGGATTCCCGCAACGACGGGTTGTGGGGTCAATGGCGCCTGGACCAGGGCGCGGAGGCGCAACGCGCCGCGCAGCTCGCGAAAGATGGGCACCTGGCGTATCTGTCGGTCGGGTACCAGCCCAACCGGTCGGCGTGGACGATGGCCGACAACGAGACGTGGGATCCGGGCGACGCCGACAGTCTCGACCGGGTGATCCGGGAAGAGGCGCGCCTGGTCGAGACGTCGCTCGTGTCGACGCCCGCGTTCGCCAACGCCGAGGTGACATTGGTCCGGTCGGCGGAGCACACCACCCGGCCGCGACGCACCGTGGCACGGCCATATGCCGACCAGGCGCGGGATTGGCTGTCTACCATCAGGAACTAGTACGACGACGCCCACCACGCCGGGAACGCGCCGGGAACGCGCCGCCCATCCCCCGGGCACCCGAACCCACCCGAACCCACCTGGTCGAGCCAGTCATCACTGTCTCTATTCAGGAGGGTCTTCCCATGCCTAACGCCGTGATCGAGCGCCTGCAGGCGCAGCGCGACGAACAGCTGCAGTTCGTCGACCAGCTGCTCAACCGCGTGGACGCCGACAACCGCGACCTGGTCGAAGCGGAACGCGCCAACGTGGCCGCCGCCCGCCAGCGCGTCGCCGACATCGACACCCAGCTTGAGCCGCTGCTCGCGTTCGACACGCTGCGCACGCAGGCCAGCAACGGCCAGCCGCTACCGGCGCGCACCGCCCCGGCCCGCACCGAACCCCGACCGCTCGACCCGACCGGCCACCAGGCCGCCGGCGGCGGTCTGCCCTGGCGTACGGCCGGCGCGTTCGTGGTCGACCACCTACGCGCCCGCGGCCGGGCCGGGCACGCACCCGACACGGCCGCCGCCGCCCGCATCGAACGCGCCGTCGCCAACCAGGTCACCGGCGACGTACCCGGGCTACTGCCGGCGCCGATCATCGGCCCGGTCGTCGGCGCGCTGGACTCATCGCGGCCGTTCGTGACGTCGGTCGGCGTCAAGGACATGGGCGGCATCCCCGGGTCGGCGTTCTCCCGGCCGCACATCACCCAGCACGTCGCCGTGGGCAAACAGGCCGCGCAGAAGACGCCCGTCGCGTCGCAGGTACTCAAGGTCGACCCAATCCCGTTCACGAAAGAGACCTACGGCGGGTCGGTCGACCTATCCCGCCAGGTGATGGACTGGACGTCCCCGTCAGCATGGGACGCCGTGATCCAGGATCTGGCCGACGTGTACGGCGCGCAGACCGAAATCGCCGCGGCGACCGCGTTCGCGGCCGCCATCACGCAGGCATCCGCCGCGGTCGCGACCGACGACCTGGCCGGCTGGACGTCGGCCCTGTATGAGGCGGCGGCGCTCGCGTTCCGCGGCGGCGCGGCCGTCGGCGCGATCCCGATGGGCAAGCTGCCCGACCACATCTGGGTGTCGCTGGACATGTGGCAGAAGCTCGGGTCGATCGTCGACCAGGCGCGGCTGTCGACGTTCGCGAACGCGTCGCAGGCGCTCGGCGCCGGCGATCCGACCACGTTCGCCGGGGATGTGCTCAACCTTCCCCGGTCGGTCGTGTGGGCGTTCCCGGCCGGGACCGTCATCGTCGGAAACACGGCGATGTATGAGTTCTACGAAGAGGTGATCGGGCTGCTCAGCGCCGTCGAGCCCTCTCTGCTCGGCGTCGAGGTGGCCTATGGCGGGTACGTGGCGTTCTCGCCGCTCAACCCGTTGGCGTTCGCCAAGGTCACCCCGCCGGCGGTCATCCCGTAAGTCTTCCCAACGGGCCGGGTCAGGGCCCACAACGGGAAACGGGGGTCGGCCGACCCCGCAGGCCGGCCGACCCCCACCCCCGACAACCGGGAAGGGGTGAAGGGGTGACCGCACCCGCGGCCGGGCCCGTGCCCACGCTGGTCGAGATCCGCGACTGGCTCAAGGTCTCCACCGACCACGTGAGCGACCACGACCTCAGCGTGATCCGCGACGGTGAGATCGCCAACCAGCGCGACGAGTGCCGCATCTCGGCCGACCTCGAGACGGCCGGGATGCTGCCCGCGCCGCTGGTGGCGTCGCTGTACCGGCGGTGCGCCCGCGCCGTCGCCGCCCGCGGCATCCCGTTGGGGTACCGGTCCGGTGACGACGAGTACGGGCCGGTTCGGCTGCCGTCTTACGACGCCGAAATCTCCCGGCTCGAGGGCCCTCGACGGAAGTTCAATTTCGGATGAGCACCCGCGACGCGATCGCCCGGGCACTGTCCACGGTGCCCGGTGTCACCGGGCAGCCGACGCCGCCCGACCTTCCCGGCCCGGGCACTGGCTGGCCCGCGTGGGCGGGCGCGACACCGGGCACGAACTGTGGACTCACCGATCAGTGGTTCGTGTTCGTGGTGTTGCCCAACCCGACCGTAGCGGCGACCGTCGAGGCGGCCGACGCCCTGGTCGACGCGACGTGGGCGGCGCTGCTCGACGTCGGTGAGGTGTCCTTAGTGGAACCCGCATCGATCACACCCGCCGACCCGGCCGGCGCCGGGCAGGCGTTGCCTGCGCTGCGGTACACGATGACGACGGTAGGAGTCAAACAATGACGGTGGTAGAGAGCAAGCTGCGCACGGGGCGCCTGGTGCTCAGTGACGGCACGACGACGGTGGACTTCGCATGTCAACCGACATCGGTCATCATCAAATCCTCGTACAAAGAGGACGGTGACCCGGTCGAGGTGTTGTGCGGTGACACGCTGCCGGCGGCGACGACGGTGGCGAAATCATTGGTCGTGACCGCGATCCAGGACTTCGACAACCCGGCCGGGTTTATGCGCTACCTGCGCGATCACGAGCTGCAGGAAATCGAGTTCGCGTGGCAGGCCAACCCGGCCGCCGAGGTGGCGGCCGGAACGGTGCAGTCCCGCCAGGGTGACTGGGGTGGCGACGTCGGCAAGCGGCTCACGACCGCCCCGGAAATGCCGATCATCACCCTCGACTGGTTGCCGCCGCCGCCGGTGGCGACCGGCGCAACGGCCGGAACCCCGGGCACGTGGACACCGGCCGGGTCGATGGCGCCGCGCACCCTTTCTGACCTGCAGACCGCCGACCCGGCCATCACCGCCACCCCGGCCGCCGTATGGGGGACCGGTGAGTCGGTCGTGCTCGGCGACGCCAGCGCGGCGCACTGGTCGGGCACGGCATGGTCCGCCGGCGCGGCAGCCTGACCCGTGGGTGCGCAGCTGCTCGGCGTCGACCGCCTGGCCGCCACCCTCACCGACGCGCGGGCCGGGTTGATGGACATGGCCGACGCGCACACGGCGGCCGGGCG